GTCATTCCCGGCAGGTTGCGCGACGAATCGACGGGCGCACGGGAGAATCACGGCGACAGGGTGATCGCGCTCGCGCTCGCATGGATGGCGCTCGACGACGCACCTGTTCCCGGTCAGGAACGTCCTGACTACGCTCCCGGCAGTGCGGGAGAACTCCTCAAGCACTGGGAGGTGTTCGGATGATGGTGTGCAACGCCGATCGGGTCAGGGCATGGGTTGACGAGAACGAGGTCGAGGTGCTGTTCGCGGACGGCCTCGACGATGCCGTCATCGGGCTGACCCGCGACATGAAGAGCGGCACCTACCGCGTGGTCTACGACACCCACCGCGTCATTCAGGTCCTGATGAACGACCAAGGGCTGGACTACGACGACGCCTGCGAGCACCTTGAGGTCAACATCGTCGGCGCATACGTCGGTGACGGCACCCCGGTATGGTCCTTCCTCCCGGCGATCGAGGAGGAGGACGAGGACACGATGCGCAAGGGAGGGACGGACTGATGGCACGCAAGCGCGGCCCGAACCTGTCGGTCGGCAGGGGCGAGAAACTCCCCGTTTCGCAGGGCGCAGGGCTGACCGCCAAGGGCAGGGCCAAGTACAACCGCCAGACCGGGAGCAAGTTGCAGGCCCCGACCAAGGACAAGGACAACCCCCGCCACAAGTCCTTCTGCGCGCGCAGTCGGTCGTGGAAGGGCGAGCGCGGCAAGGCTGCGCGTGCAAGGTGGGGGTGCTGACATGGCGAAGAACTCCCTCGTCGGGAACATCAACAAGCGTCGCAAACTCGGGATATCGCGCCCCAAGTCTGCCAAGTCCGTGAGCGCGAAGTCTTATGCCGCCATGAAGCGCGGCTGGAAGAAGAGCAAGTGATGCCGAAGGTCGGAAAAAAGACGTTCCCGTACACCGTCAAGGGCAAGATGGCCGCGAAGGCCGCTGCCAAGAAGATGGGCAAGCCCATGAAGAAGGCGAAGGGCCGCTGATGCCGTTCAAGAGCAAGGCGCAGCAGGGCTACATGTTCGCGAAGAACCCCCGCATCGCGAAGGAGATGGCATCGAAGACAAAGTCGATGAAGTCGCTCCCCGCCCGCGCCAAGAAGAAGGCGAAGGGGAAGGGCCGCTGACATGTTCATCAAGGTCCGCATGACGTGGTTTCCCGTGGATTCCATCGACCAGATCGACGAGATCAACGGTCGCCTGCGGATCAGCCTCTCCTCGGGGGTCAGGATCGACCTTGACCCCATCGAGAGCGAGAAGGTCGAGGAGCAGTTGAGGGCGTCCACCTTCCGCAAGGAGTACTTCAAGCCGAAGGACGAGAACGTCATGGCGGAGGTGAAGGCCGTCGCCGTGCGGATCAACGGGCTGGAGGGGTCCATCGACGCCGTGGACGAGAAGGTCGAGTTCCTGCGCAGGGCGCTCGGGGTGGACGCACCAAGGACGAAGGCGAGGGTGGGCGATGCTTGACTTCTCGAACATCGCGGCGATCCGCGACGAGATCGACCGTGCCGAGTACTTCCGCGACCTGCACCTCCAGACCCCGAAGGAACTCCGCGAGTGGTTCTGCGGGCAGGGCTACCGCGACGGGTACGGGGCAAACCACCCGGAGAACGCGGTCCACGCCTACGTCAGCATGGTGCTTCCCCGCATCATCCACGACAACCCGAAGGTCCGCGTCACGAGCGCACGCCCGTCCGTCCAGCGCACCGCGTGCGTGGCGATGAAGTCGGCGCTCAACCGCTGGTCGAGGATGACCCGCCTGCGCGGCACCATCGAGCGCATCGCCACCGACATGCTGCTCGGGTGGGGCGTGGCGCTCACCGTCAACGAGCCGAAGGGCGCCGAGAGGAAGTGGGACGCCAACGGCCCCTACCTTCCCCGCGTCTACCGCATCGACCCCGCGAGGTTCATCATCGACCCCGCCGCGATGCACTGGGAGGAGGCCCGCTTCTTGGGCCACGTCTGGGTGTGCGACAAGGAGGACCTCCTCCGCCGCGCAGAGATCGACGAGACGTGGAACCGCGAGGTCATCGAGGGCCTCGCGACGAACAACGGCGTGGACGAGTTGCGTGACTCCCGTGACATCCCCGAGCGCCGGGAAATCGCGATCTACGAGATATGGGTCCCGGAGATGGCCGATTCCGCCGCGGAACTCATCGACGAGGCGATGGATCAGGCGCTCTTCAACGGGACGATCTACACCATCGCCAAGTACCAAGGGAGCGGCGACAAGTGCGAGTGCGAGTTCATCCGGAGGCCCTTGCCCTACTACGGGCCGCAGACGGGTCCCTACACGGTCTTCGGCGCATTCAGCGTGCCAAACGACCCATACCCGCTGTCCCCGATCGTGGCCTCCCGCGACCAGATCCAGTACTGCAACGACATGGCCCTGAGCCAGCAGGAGAACCAGAAGCGGTACAAGCGGATCCTCGTCGGTGACGCCAAGAACCCGAAGTTCCTTCAGGACGTGGTGAACGCCCCGGACATGTACGTCTTCGCGGAGTCGGGCCTCGACGCCCGGAGCCTCCAGCCCGTGGAGGTTGGCGGCTCGACCAACCAGCACATCCAGTCGGTGGAGACGGCCAAGGAGCGGCTCGACCGCGCCCTCGGCATGTCCGACGCCATGCGCGGCAACATCGCCGGGTCCGCCAGCGCCACGGAGGTCGCGGTGGCGGAGAGCGCCAGCACCATGCGGATCGCCCACCTCAAGCGGGCGTTTCAGGACGCCTGCGACACGGTGTTCCGCAACGTCGGGTGGTACATGTTCCACGACTCCAGAATCGTCATCCCGGTGGGTGGCGAGGACGCCCGCGCCGTGGGGATCGAGGACCCGGTGTTTCAGGGGGGGCTGAAGGTCGGGGCGTGGGAGGACCTTCAGGTGGACGTGGACGCCTACAGCATGGAGCGGACGAGCGAGATGCTGGCCCAGAAGCGGGCGATCGAGACATTTCAGGTGGTCACCACCGCGGCGCAGGCCATGCCTGCCATGCCGTGGGTGAAGTGGCGCGACCTGATGTCGTTCCTCGGTGACGCCCAGAACGTGCCGCAGATGGCCGACTTCGTGGACGAGGCGATCCTCCGGCAGGTTCAGGGAGGCGGCGGTGGCGGCGGAGGCCCCGCCCCGGCGGGGGGTGTTCCCTCCGGAGGCGAAAACCCTTCTCCTACTGGTGAGGCCCCGGTCGTCCCTGCCCGTGCGCAGGCCGCGATCGCCGGAGCCGCCGCGAGGATGTGATGCCGAGTTACGACTTCATCACCAAGGAAGGCAAGGTCGTGGAGGTGGTCCTCCCGATGCGTGACGTTCCTTCCATCGGCGGCACCTACGCGCATCCCCTGTTCGGTGAACTGGTCCGCATCGCGCACTCCGCGCAGGTCAGCCCGAACTTCACCACGGGAACGTACCCCTACGTCAGCCACGCGCTTCCCCGCAACATGCCGGGTGTGAGGTGCGACTCGCAGGGGCATCCGATCATCCACAGTCGCCGTGAGGAACGCAATGTCGCGTCCCGCCACGGCTACGTCAGGGCAGAGGACTGAACATGGACAGCATCGCTGAACCCATCGTGCAGGCCGACACTCCGTCCAGCGGGGCGGAGGAGCAGGTCGTGCAGGACACCGCGCAACCCGTGGAAGCCATCGAGGCCAACTCCCCGGACGACGACGACGCTGTGCTTGCGAAACTGCTCGGAACGGACGATGAAGGCGACGGGGAGGCTGATGTCGATTCGTCGGCAGCACCCTCGACGGAACCGGAAGAGTCCCCCGCCTTCGACCGTGAAGCGGTCGCCAAGGTCCTCAAGAGGGACGGCGTACCCGACGAGGTCATCGCCTCGGCTTCGCCCGAGACGCTCCGGAAATGGGCGGACTCGGCTGCGAAGCGGCAGAAGGACGTTGACTCGTACGGCGGTCGAATGAAGCAGTTGGAGGAGCAACTGGCGAAGGGCAAGGCACCGGAGGCCGCTGCGCAGGACAACACGCCTGCGGAGGCGCCGACCGCGGCCAAGGACCCGTTCGACCAGATGGCGGAGGTCTACGGCTCGGATGTCGTGGAACCCGTCCGCCAAGCCTTCCAGCAGCAGCAGCAGCAGATGCAGGAGCAACTGCTGCTTGCGCAGGTCCGCGCTGCCGACATGGCGATGCGCGTCCAGTACGGGGCCAAGTCCCCGTCCTTCGACGCGATCACCTCCAAGATGTCGGAACTCGGGGCTGCAAAGCCGGGTGGGTATGCGTCGGTCGATGAACTCGCCGCCGCCGCCTATCAGGCCATCGTTGGATCGAAGCCGTCAGCGCCGCCGAACGTGCGTGCCAGCCAGCCGACCGCCCCGAAGGGCGGGCCTGCCCCGGTGAAGCCGCCGCCACGCGACCCTGACGACGACATCCTTGACCAGATCATGTCGGGCGGTGGCAGTCGCCTCCGTCCCGCTACCCGCAGATAAGGAGGAGGCACCATGCCTTCGATCACCCAGTTCAATGATTTCATGGCCTCGACGGGGCCAGCGTACCTGAAGTCCGCAGATGCCGTCATCAACGAGGCCGTCAAGAACAACTACGTCCTCTCCCGCCTGCTCAAGGAGAAGGCCAGCGAGACGCTCGTTCAGGGCGGCACGTCCATCAAGGACGTCATCGTCTTTGACGACGCCTCGACCTACCAGAAGTACCAGCCCAACGACACGTTCACTTGGTCCAACCCGCAGGTCACCGACACCCTGTCGGCCCCGTGGCGCTTCTCGATGGACTACATGTCGTGGACCGATCAGGAGGTCGAACTCAACGACGGCGATGCCAAGGTCATGTACAAGCGCCTCAAGCGCATCAAGGAGATGCGCATGTGGACGTCCATGCTGAACGGCATGGAGAACGACCTGTGGGCGCCATCGCAGGGCAACTCCACCAACATGGAAGGAAGCGGCGGCAAGGAGCCTTACGGCCTGCCCGCGTTCATCACGGAGGACATCGGCGCGGTCACCACCTTCGGTGAGCGCGGCGGTCGCCCGATCGGCTGGACGACCGTGCTCGGCATCGACCCGGACACGGATGGTCGCTGGTCCAACCAGATTTCGTTCTACGACCGTGCCTTGCCCGCAAATGATGCCGCAACGTCCAAGACGTTCGGCGGCTTCAACAGCGGAACCCGCACCGTCCATGCACTGTTTGGCGCTTTCGACGAGATGTACCTGAAGGTGCAGTTCAAGGCTCCCCTGACGCAGCGTCAGTACTTCGAGGAGACGAACTTCAGCCGCCAGATGATCCTCTGCTCACGTCTTGGCCTCAACCAGTACAAGCGTAGCCTGCGTGCAACCAACGACATGCTCGTCAGCCCGCAGGACAGTGCATACAACACCCCGACGTTCTCCGGCATCCCGCTGGAGTACTGCGCGAACCTCGACGATGCGGCGATCTTCCCGATCGGAAACGCCTCTGTCAACGATGACAAGTCTGGCCGCGACGGTGCAACCCTCGTCACCACCTCCGGTGGCAGCGAGACTGGCTCCACGACGATCGACAAGGGTGCGCGTTACTGGTTCGTCAACGGCCAGTACCTCACCCCGATCTTCCACAGCACGCGCTACATGAAGAAGCACGACGTCATGCGTCACCCGAACCAGCCGTTCACTTGGGTGCAGCCCGTCGATTGCTGGTGGAACCTGTTCTGCAACAGCCGCCAGCGTCACGGCATCATCGCTCCCGTCAAGACGACCTGATGAACCAACGGGGGCGGGATTCGTCCCGCCCCCTCACTCACACACAAGGAAAGAAGGAAACACAACATGGCATCCATTCTTGATGCAAGCAACAACGGCGTGCTCGGCATTCAGCCGCGCACCCTCATCGTCCGCTGCCGCAACGCGGAGGCGTCCACCGCCCTCGCTGCTGGCGACCTCGTCCGTCTGGACTTCTCGCAGTCCAGCACGGAACCCGGTCAGGGCAGTGCCGCTGTCACCTCTGCGTCGAACAGCAAGTTTGCGAACGTGCTGCTCGGCCCGACCGGAAACCCCGCAACCGGATCGACGACCAGTTCGATCTACGGCATCGCGCAGGAGGCCATCGCTGCTGGCGCTTCCGGGAACATCATGTTCGCCGGAGTCACCACCGCTACGGTCGCTTCCGGCACCTATGCCGCTGGTGAACGGGTCGGCCTCCCGGCCTCTGGCGGAACTGCTGGACGCATGACCCGTGCTGCTACGACGCAGGCGATCGCAACGGTGCTGGTCGGCGGAACCACTGTTACCTCCATCACCGTCCTGCTTCAGGGCGAGGTGGCATACGGCGGTTCCGCGACGTAACCCACAACACTTCACCACTTGGCGGGGAAACCCGCCAAGTGGAATTACCCATGCTCACCTACGGCGATCTCAAGAACCACGTCCTGCTTGCCATCGGCGGTCGTCCGTCCACGGCAAGCGGGCAGACCGTGGCGGAACGGCAGGCAGAGATCGTCAACACGGCTGGCGAACACCTGTTCACCCATCCGTGGAAGTTCCGGGAGGCGACCACCACGGTTCCTACCGTGGTCAGCCAGTCCTACGTCGCGCTTCCCTCCGACTTCGCTGAACTCACGCAGGTCTGGAAGCAGGACCAGCCCCTCTGGATCCAGTCCCCGGAGGAGGTCGAGACTGCACGCCAGACGAACTTCCCCGACCTGACGTGGCGTGCCTACGTCAAGACCGTGCTTCCGACCACCGGGTCGCCCACGCAGTCCTATCGGCTGGAACTGTACCCCACGCCCACCAGCGTCGAGAACCTGAAGGTGCTGTACCGCACCGGGTGGTCGTCGGTTGCCAGCGGCACGGCGACCTCGGAGGTCATCTCGATCCCGAAGCACGTCGAGGCCACGCTGATCGCCTACGTCCGCGCAGTCGCGGAGGCATACGAGGACGGGCAGCAGTCGCAGCGGTTTGCGGAGATCGAGGCTGGCCCGATCTTCGGGGCAGCGAAGCAGAAGGATGGCATGGTGCAGAGCCACTTCGGTCAGGTGCAGCCCAACCTGTGGCGCACGTCCACTCGCAATGGCCCCGGTTTCGTGATCCTGAACCCGGTGCAGAACCCGTCTTGAGGAACCAACGATGAGCCTGATTGGCCTGAACCCGACGATCACCGCTACGCGCACGCTTACTGCGCCGATGGAAGTTGCATCTCCGTCGAACCTGACGCTTCCTTCGTCGCTGACTGTCAAGAACGCCACCACGACCACCCCGGTCACCGTCACCAGCGGAGCGACCGCTGGAATCGTCCTCGGCGCAAGGTTGAACTACGCGAAGATCCAGACGGCGTCAAGCGCCACTGGTGGATCCGTGACCCTGCACGTCATCGGATGGAACAAGGGCGACGACACCTACTGGCGTCCGCAGTTGCTCACGACCTGCACGGTCACCGCTGGTTCCACCGCCACCAGCGTGAACGGTGCAAACCAGTTTCTTGGCCTCACCTACGTCAAGACGCATGGTGACTGCAAGTTGTACAACGGCAACACCGCAGTGGCCCACGGCGGATTCATCGTCGTCGATCTGTGCGGCGCTGAACTCATCGAGATCTGCATGACCGCGTCGTCCACCCCGACCGCGAACGCCCTCATCGGCTTCATCTGATGCACGCACGCAACCGCACATGGCCGCTCGGCTCTGACCCGGCGGAGCGGTGCCGCCAGCGCACGATGCCCGTGGAGGGCGGCGACGGCTCCACGCTCTCCCTCGACTTCACCACGGGCGTCCTCGACCCGCGCCTGACGTTCACTCGGGGGGGCAACGCCACGTTCATCAACAGCAGCGGGTTGGTGGAGATTGCTGGCGCGAATATGTTCCGGAACAGTGTTCTTGTCGTTGGAGGCGGTTTGAACACTCCTCCGACATCGTGGACCAATGCAGTCGCTGGTGCTACATACACGTTGGCAAACAATGAAGTAAAGATAGAAACAAATGCAGGAGGCACGGCACGCGCATATATGTTTGCCAATTACTTTGGCGGCAGCGCATCAGGTCTGCGATACACCATCCAATTCGTCGTGACTGCCCGTACAGGTTCGGCATACAGCCTTGCTGAACTGGTTGGACTTCCGAGCAATCCGCCCGTATCTGGAACCGAGCAATGGTCCGTGAACGGTACTTCTCGATCTAGCAGTTATACGGCATGGGGGAGTGGCGACACGATCACATATTCTGCCGTTACAACTGGTGGAAGTTCGTTCTTCCCATCTATTGGATGCGGCATCTTCAATGCGTTGGGATCAACGACATCGGTGACGATCACGCGACCGCAGATGAACCTCGGTTCTACTGCATCCGCGTACTTCGCCAACAGCAGCACATCTGCTGGATACCACGATGTCCCCCGCTTCGACTACGACCCGACCACCATCGGCTCACCGCGAGGGCTGCTGATTGAGGGGAGTGCGAACAACCTGTCTCTAGATAGCGAGAATTTCTCTGCATGGAGTACTGCCAACACTTCATTG